TGAAGGTTTAGATCCATTCAATCCAATTAAATTGAATTGGGATTTACATCCAGATAGAGATCAAAAATGGAGAGACCAACAGACTCAAGATCTTGGAGCTAGGAAAGCATCACAAGAATGTGACTGCGACTTCTTAACATCTGGACATACTGTAGTTGAAGGTGAAGCTTTAAAATGGTATGGCGAAAATATGATTAAAGATCCAATCGAGACGAGGGGCGAGCTTAGAGACTTTTGGATTTGGAAACGCGTTGATTACACTCACGATTACATTGTGTCAGCAGACGTTGCACGTGGAGACGGAGGGGATGATTCAGCGATTGAAGTTATTGATGTGACAACTATGGAACAAGTCGCTGAATGGATAGGACAAGTACCACCTAGGACTCTTGGCCAGATGGCAGTCGCAATTGCAACGGAATACAATTCGGCATTATTAGTGATAGAAAATAAAAATATCGGCTATGATGCAGTACAGGAAGCAATAGACACAGGGTATTCAAATTTATACTATACGTACAGAAGTGATAATTATGTTGATCCTGCTAAACACATAGCTAAAAACTATGACCTTAAACAGAAAAAGGATATGGTTCCTGGATTTACAACCACAACAGCTAACAGGCCAATGATTATCAATAAGGTCGAGCGTATTTTTGAGCAAAGGGAACTGAAGATGTATTCTAAACGATTACATAACCAATTATTAGTCTTTGTTTGGTTGAGAGGAAAGGCACAAGCTAGACCAGGGCGTAAGGATGATGCCGTCATGGCCATTGGAATTGCACTATTTATTAAAGATACTGCATTGAAAATGAAGCAGTTGGGCTTAGGTATAACTGAGAAGGCACTTAACCACGTACAGAAAAAGGTGTATACACCACAGAGAATGAATAATGACTATTGGACAATGAAAGATCCTCGAGGGAATACTATATCTACAAAGTGGTTATTATAATTAAATATAAGGTAGGCATTAAAAATTTTATAATATAATATTATGGCAGCAATAACAGATGTTTTAAACAGGATGTTTAATCAAAAGGTGATCGTTAAGCGGATGCCAGGCAATAGGTTAAAGACTATTGATTATGATAAACTCCAATCTATTGGAAACGCAGTCTCAGGACAATTTACTGGTGTGAGGAGTACATTACACAATAAAAGTTATAAAGGGAGTGGTTATTCATCACCTTCTGATATGGCGCAAATTGATGCAGCGCGTACTAATATGTATATTGACTATGAGTCTATGGATTCAGACGCTATATTATCAGCAGCGTTAGACATATATGCAGATGAGTGTACGGTTAAAAATGAACACGGTCGTGTGTTAACTATTACTACTGACGACCCGAAACAGAAAGCAATTTTACATAACTTATATCACGACATTTTGAATATTGAATTCAATCTATGGCATTGGGTGCGGACATTATGTAAATTCGGTGATTTATTTTTATATTTGCCAACAGCACCGACAGTCGGCGTCGTAGATGCGATCCCAATTCATCCAAGCCTTTTAAAACGTGATGATTACGGAGGTCCAAATGGGGATCAGACTCAATACGTATATGAAGGCGATACTGTACAAAACTTTGGAAAGAATATATTTGACTTTCATGAAATTGCACACTTTAGAGTATTGACAGACACTATGTATTTGCCGTATGGTAAATCAATGTTGGAAGGAGCTAGGAAAATTTGGAAGCAATTAACAATGATGGAAGATGCGATGTTAATACACCGTATCATGAGAGCGCCAGAACGTCGTATATTTAAATTGGATGTAGGTAACTTACCAGATAATGCAATTGATCAACACATCGAGGCAGTATCCAACCAAATGAAAAAGGTGCCATTTATAGATCCGCAAACTGGTGATTACAATTTGCGATTCAATTTAATGAATATGCTTGAGGACTTCTTCTTACCCACTAGAGGGGGTGATTCAGCAACGGAAATAACAACATTGGATGGTTTAGGTAACGATGGGTCGATGGAAGATATAGAATATCTCCGAGTTAAGATGATGGCATTCTTGAAAATACCGAATGCATACTTAGGATATGATGAAGGTGTTGAGGGCAAAGGCACACTAGCTGCGGAGGATGTTAAGTTCGCAAGATTTATTGAGCGTATACAAAAGATAGTTGTTTCAGAACTAGAGAAAATTGGACATATACATTTATATATGCAAGGGTACCGCGGCGAAGAATTAATCAATTTTAAATTAGAGTTGTCAACTCCATCATTAATATACGAAAGACAAAAGGTGGATTTAATGAACGAGAAGGCGACATTGGTAGGCAACATAAAAGAACAAGGACTTCATTCAGAACAATGGATTTATCAAAACATCTACGGTATGAATGAAACGGAATGGAAAGCAGAACGCGACCTTGTCATACAAGATAAGATGCGAGCGTTTAGGTTGGAACAGATAGCTAGCGAAGGTAACGATCCTAAAACGACGGGTAAATCGTTTGGTACACCACACGATATAGTATCAATGCAATTAGCTGGCAAATCAGGTAAATTCGCTGACACACCGTCACAGGATGTTAAACACATATTCAAGCCTGACCAGCGTCCAGGGAATTCAGGAAGGCCTACAGAACCTGGATCGTGGGAACGAGAGAGAGATCCGTCGTTAGGTAGAGACCCCACAGGAAGATTAGCGATGCAGACTCCGTTGACAGCGGGTAAAGATTGGGGATCGCTATTAAAATCAATGGAAAAACAGATAATTAAGCTTCATGAATCACAAGAAGCTGGTTCAGATGATACCGATAATGGTAATTTAAGTGGAGAATCATCACTTGATGAAACTGTTTAATGGTAAATTTTAATATTTATTAATAAATCTTTGGACATGTAATCAATGCAGAAATTTAAACATTCAAAATATAAAAATACAGGAATTATATTCGAGCTGTTGTCGAAACAAGTTGCGATGGATGTTCTTACGAGCAGTAACAATGTGAGTTTGGATATAATCAAGAAATTCTTCAAAGAAGGCACAGCATTACATCAAGAGCTAGCATGCTACCAAGCATTGATGGAAACTAAGAATAAAAAAGAATCAACAGCGTTAAAACTAGTTGATGTCATTCTTGAGCAGCGAATTAACATCGAAGCTAAAAAGTTAAATAGAGAGAAATACAATTTAATTGGTGAGATAAAGAAGAACTATGTTGTAGAGACATTCTTTGATTCAAGAATGCCAGATTATAAATTGTATGCATCAATATATAAGTTATTCGAGTATACGTCAGCATCCAATCCAGTTGGTCATATTGACTGTTATGATACGATATTAGAGCATATGACTAGTCCTATAACTATACCTAATGTTGCCAAGACACCTAGAACTTTATTTAATGAACAAGCAGACGATGTTAAAAAATTAGCATTGAAACTGATCATTGAGAAATTTAATACTAAATATAAAGGCTTGAACGGAAAACAAAAAATATTAGTGAGTAGATTCATTAATGAAAATACGAGTTTATCACCATTCAAAAATTATATTTATAAAGAAGTGTCAGCAATACAAGAATCATTGGTATCATTAGCGGGTAAAATTACAGACCCATCTTTAAAAATTAAATTGAAGGAAGTTACTAATTTGACAACTGAAGTTACTTCTGCTAAGAGGATTGAAGACGCCCATATATCATCAATGATTAAATATTATGCATTGATAGATTATTTAAAGGAGCGCATATGAGTAACATAATTAAATATTTAAATGAAAATGTTAACTTGGATGAGGGCCAAATTGAAGCTCTAGAGGGTGATCCGTTGATGGATTTAGAATGGGCTGAAGATGTGAAGACGTGGCCTAAAAAAGATCTTGAAGATGCAAAGGCTAAATTAAATAGAGCAGGATTTGGATTTGGTGATAAATGGTCTGGATCTAAAGAGGATATGATAAAGGTTCAATATATTGATGCATTATTAAAGAATGGCCTCGACGAGGAAAATTCAACATCTAGTGCAGGCGGTGAGTATCTTACACCATATGCATTCTCGAATAGTAAAAAGAAAAATAAGGCTAAGAAGCCTAAGGAATATACATATACAGAACCATCAATTTTTGAAACGTATATGAAACAAATTCACGAGCTTTCATATAAAGATTTTAAATCTGACACGTCGTCTACATCCAAACAAAAAATTAATAATAGTATAAAGGAAATATCCAAGCAGTTATTAGAGGTGGATAGGGCATTGACACGTGTAGTGAAATTGAAGACGGAAATAGGCGCAGACCAATCAGTGTTTTTAAAATCGACTATTAAAAAGTTCGGAAAGATATCTGAGCGGTTATTAAAATTAGGAAATAAAGTAAGAGAATTTAGCAAATGAAACATATATTAGCAGAAAATTATAAGAGATTTTTCAAAGAATCATTAAATGAAGAATTGTCAGAAGCAGACCCTACATCAAATAACAGGGAACTTAAAAAGTTGGAAAAATTATTAAAGGCTGCCTCTAAACAAGCAGAGATTGTAGGAGTAGATTCTTGGTCTTTTCCCGATAATTATTCTGGTACGGAAGCTCTTGATATCGCATCACAACTTAAAGCTATTTGGGCGGGGCTATCAACAGGTGACATGAATGATGAATCACAAAACGATGAGATTTTCAAATAATAATAAAAATTATGAAAAACATCCTATTAGAATATACACCATTTACATATGATGTGAACTCCATCAATGAATCAATTGCCAAAAATAATGGCAAATTTATTGTTGAAGGACCGTTACAAAGAGCTGGAGCTAAAAATGCTAATGGCAGGATCTATCCGCGACCTATATTAGAGCGGGAAGCTACGAGATATCAAGACGTTGAAATAAAACAACGTAGAGCCTTAGGCGAACTAGACCATCCAGAATCGAGTGTAGTCAACTTACGAAATGTGTCACACAATATACTCAATTTAGAATGGCGGGGTGATGATATTTGGGGTAAAGTTGAAGTATTAAATACGCCATCAGGGCGAATATTACAAGAGCTATTTAAATCAGGCGTGACACTTGGTATAAGCTCAAGGGGTATGGGAAGTGTCCGACAATTGGATGAAGCCACATTGGAAGTACAACCTGATTTTCAATTAGTTTGTTGGGATTTTGTTAGCAATCCAAGCACACAAGGAGCTTTCATGAAACAAATTTCTGAGGGAACTGTATACAAACCAGCGCCATTACAAGAAGCGCATATATTAATACGTGATATAATTTGCGAATTGAGCGGACAATGTTGCTTATAAAATAAAACAGGACAGATGAAGATTACAAAAACTAGAATTAAGCGAATCGTCGAAAACGTAGTCAGGCGTAAGTTACAAGAACATGCAAATTTAGCAGAGGCTTTTTCCTCGCCTGCATTATCGACACTTTGGAAGTTAATTAAAACTACCAAAACATGGTCAGGTGATCAACAACGGGATTTTTTCTACCAATTACGAAAGCCCCAACACTTAGGTAAGATTGCATTTGATAAAATACCACCAGACGCTGTAGAAAAATTATCTCCTGCTGAAGCTGTGAGTAGAAAAGATGCAATTAATATTTGGGTTACTACAAAGGACCGAAAAACATTGAATACGATGGGCATCAAAGGTAAAGGTTATAACGATATCGCATTACCAATATTAGCTGTCACAAGAGGCAAAAAGGCATTATGGGTAGTTGGTGGTGAAAGTAAATCTACTGGGTATAAAAGCCGTGACACGAGAATGGGTGGAATGGGCAGCGGTGATGTGTCGTTCAAATCAATATCACCAGCAGTTGATTATGTTATTAGTATTGATATTGTTAAAGCTAAAATGACAGACACAAGTGATTTAGTTAGTAAACGTAGAGACCAAAAAGCAGGAGCTTTAAGAGCCGCAACAGAATATAAGAAGCGGATAACAAAATATATAACTGCAGATAAATCTATGTCTGGATCTTCATATACATTTGTTAAAGATGCATACCGTGGAGTTGCACAAGCTAACAAACAACGATATAAAGATATATTAGCTGCTAGAACTAGTAAACAAGGAACTGGCCCAGCGGATAAGTTAGTCAGACTTGCTATGGAAATATCACAGGAATTGACTAAGAAATTTGTTGATGAGAAACCAAAAGAACCAAATCGCGGTTTTGGTAGTTCAGCATTACAATTCAATACAGCAGATGGGTACGGATTTAACGCTAAAGACGTTATGTATACAATGTCGGATGTATTTTACCATTACCAATATGTAATACAATATCACAATGAGATGCAAACTGCAGACACATCTAGTAGAGAATATAAATCATTATCTAATAGGTTTAAAGATAATTTAAATTCTTTGAAGGCATATACAGATAAGATGGTTAAATTTCGTAAAAGTATCAAAACTGCATAAATTATAATACAGAAAAAACTATGGCAACATTTAAACTGAAAAATGCACTCCTCAATGAGAATTTTGAATTTGGAGGCGATGCTAAATATAATACGTTGGATAAACAAGCATTCTTGGATCGGTGTAAACAATTTAGTGCGCACGGTTCATCTATATACAGAGCTAAGGATTTGAAGGAACGTATTTCGGAAATCAAAGACCTTATTGAAACTGCAGAGAAGCTTACGTTGCAGGAAACAGAAAATTGGTTTGATGGTCCAACGGTACAGAGACATATCAAACAGATGAAAGAATCATATAAAGTATTTGAAAAGACGGGCGGGGAGTTAATCAGTCTTCAACAACGTCTTGAATCGAGTTATGAAGATATTGCAGAAATTCTTGGTAAATATTATGATATATCATAACTTTTACTTATATTAACGTATATACAATATAAATTATAAAGGTGCATGATGAATAGAAAATTTTTAAAACTAGTCGAATTGATGGTTGACCAACAATTAAAGAGGCGGCAACAAGTATCTGTCAAAGAGGCAGGCAGCTACAATCAACGTGATATGTCATCCGCAGTAGAAACTTTGCGAGATGTAGTTGACGACTTGCTAATGCACACAGAAATGTTAATTGACGAATCATATGGTGATGTTGACATTGAGACATTCAAAAAGGATTGGGACAATATAACTACGGAATTTGAGAATAAATTTAGCAACATATTAAATAATTTAAGTACATAATAATAATAATATAAACAAGTTACATGAACAAAAGAAAAAAATTAGAACTCTCAAGCCTTGAAGGCGGTGTCGGAGCAAATGTTATTGGCGGCGATATCAATACAGCGTTGAAGGTTTATAAGCGTGAGTTAAAGCAATCTGGTAGAATGCAAGAGCTTTATAATAGAAAGGTTTATATAAAGCCGTCAATTATTAAACGTGAGCAGGCATCAAAGGCAAAATATTTACAAAGAAAGCAGAGTTTAGCTAGAATTTAATTTAGAAACTGTTAGAATAATTTAATTTCTAACAGTTTCTCTGTGTTTGTTGATATATATTGTTAGCACATCAATACCAAGTCTCAATACTTCGGTTAACAATTCAAAAAACTATACTATTAAGATTCTAATAATCTTAAATTGCAAAACAAATAAAGAAATTTTGTATGAACATTAATTCAAATTTATTGAATGAAGTGATCGCAGATGCTAAAGCTGTAAAAGAAACTGCTTTACAGGCTGCAATCGGAACACTTAAAGAAACATTTGAGCCAACAGTAAGACGAATGATTTCGCAGAAACTATCAGAAGAAGGAGAAGTTGAGGACGAACCAGAAATGGATGACGTATCAATGGACTTGGAACCTGCAGTAGACGAGGAGTCATATGTTGATGATGGTGAAGATGGAACACCAGCTGACGATTTAGATGAAATGGAAGATGAAGACATGGATATGGATTCAGAACTAGATGAGATCTTAAGAGAGTTAGACGGTGAACTAGAGGATGAAGAAGAAGCTCCTGTAGACGACGTTATGGAAAGCGACATGGAAGATGACGACGAGGCAGAATTGACTTCAGAAGACATAGATGCAATGATTGCAGAAATGGAAGGCGGAGACGATGAGCCAATGGAAGACGAGCCAGATGAAGAAATGGCTACTGAAAACAGACAGTTGACTAGAGAAAACCGTCAATTGAAAGCGCATCTTAAAGAAGCTTACAAAGCGATCACGACACAAAAGAACACTATCAACGAAGTCAATATGATGAACTCGAAATTATTGTTCTTGACGAAAGTCATTAATCATCACAATGTAGGACCTAAACAACAGGTTAAGATCCTAGAAGCATTTGACAGATGCCAGACAGTTCGCGAAGTTCAACTTACATACGCGACTTTAGTGGAAACAATGTCAAAAGCTAAACAGCAAAAAATTGTTGAATCAGCTTCTAAAGCTACTAAGACAGTTAGACCAAAGAGATTGAATGAGAACTTTAATTTCTCAGGAAGATGGAAAGAGCTTGCTGGAATCGGAAAATAATTTCCGCAACTAAACTTTTTTAATTTAAAAAAACAAGGAAAATCAAATAATGAATATTCAAGATTTATTACCAAAGGATGCCCATAAGAAAAGACGTAATGAAGTAATTGCGTTGAATTCTAAATGGGGAAGAACAGGTCTATTGGAAGGACTAGACGATCACAACCAAGGTGTTGTATCACAATTACTCGAAAATCAAGCTAAGCAATTAGTAACGGAAGCAAACCGTACTAGTACTAACGGCGGATCAGAAGAGTGGGCGGGAGTAGCACTTCCGTTGATTAGAAGAATCTTCGGTGAAATTACAGCTAAAGATTTCGTTTCAGTTCAACCAATGAACCTACCATCAGGACTTGTGTTCTGGTTAGAATTCAAATACGGAACAGGACAGCCAGGATTTACTACTGGAGCTGGGAACAATTCTCAAAATGATAGTATCTGGGGTGTCTCCGATGCCAAAAAAGGTACTGCAGTAGCAACAGGCGGTCTTTACGGTGAAGGCAGATTCGGATATACAATTAATGATTATAGTTCAAGCGCATTATTAATGGCGACGGGCGAAACTCCTGGTGCGGCAACAGCATCAATGGCCGCGGCGAATAACACTACAGATATTAATTTTGATAGTAACTTTTCAGCAAGTGTAGATGCAACGGATTTATATAAAGTTACTATTAGTGTTGATTCGTTAGGAAATCCAGATTTATTAGGAGCAAGAGCTTGGACATTATCTAGTGCAAATATCGAGACTCAATTTAACCAATTTACTCAAGTGTCAAGTGATGATTCATTAGTGACATTTTTAGTATCTGGATCAGGAGTTGACGCATCAGATTTAGTTGTTTATTACCACAAACAACCAACGGATACAACTAGAGGTGATTTTGAGGAAATGAAGACTCAGGAAGAGCCGCTAGATATTCCAGAACTTAACTTGGAGTTCCACTCTCAAGCATTAACTGCTAAAACGCGTAAGCTAAAGGCTATGTGGACACCAGAATTTGCTCAAGACATCAACGCGTATCAAAACGTAGATGCAGAAGCAGAGTTGACAGGAATTCTTGGAGAGTATGTATCTAGAGAAATTGATTTAGAAATCTTGGATATGTTGAGAGTAAGCGCTCAAACTACAGATTACTGGTCAGCTAGATTAGGTTACCAATATAATGCTACGTCACAAACATTCGCTCAAACATCGGCAAATGCAAGTGCATACAATCAAGGAACATGGTTCCAGACTATTGGAACTAAGATCCAGAAAATGTCTAATACAATTGATCAATTGACATTCAGAGGTGGTGCCAACTTTATCGTTACCAACCCATCAGTTGCGACGGTATTAGAATCTATACCAGGATATGCAGCAGACACAGATGGTACTAAGAGCCAATTCGGAATGGGTACAAGAAAAATTGGTATGGTGAATAACACTTATCAAGTTTATAAATGCCCATATATGAAGGAGAATGTGATGCTTGTTGGATATAGAGGTAGTAATTATCTCGAAACTGGTGCAGTTTATGCTCCGTATATTCCACTAATCATGACTCCATTAGTACATGATCCAGACAACTTTACACCTAGAAAGGCTGTAATGACTCGATACGCTAAGGAAAT